ATCTAAATAATTCAACGAACTACATTAACTCTTGGAGTAAATCATGGCTTTACCAAAACCCCCAGTGCCTACTTATGACTTGATTATTCCATCAAGTAAAAAGAAAATACAATTTAGACCTTTCCTAGTTAAAGAAGAAAAGGTTCTGTTGATTGCAATGGAATCACAAGATGCCAACCAAATTAAAAATGCTGTTGTTCAGATTCTAAAAAGTTGTATTCTTACAAAGAGTATTAAATTAGAATCTCTTGCCATGTTTGATATTGAATATATCTTTATGAACATTCGTGCCAAATCTGTTAGTGAAATGGTTGAGATGAAGTTCACTTGCACAGATGATAATGAAACTCAAGTTGATTATACTATGAACCTTGAAGATGTTAAAGTTCAATTCCTCGAAGGGCATGATAATAAAATCATGTTGGATGAAACCAGAGGAATGATAATGAAGTATCCTGGATATGATCAATTTGTGAAGACACAAATTATGCAGAAGGAACCATCTACAGAAGAAGTGTTTGATATCATTATTGATTCTGTTGATCAGATTATTGATGGCGAAGATGTTTATGATTCCAGCACATCTTCTCGTAAAGAAATTGCGGAGTACATAGAATCTCTTACTACTAAACAATTTGAAAAGATCAGAGAGTTCTTTGCTACCATGCCTAAACTAGCACATACTATTAAAATTATAAATCCTAATACTGGTGTGGAATGTACATATGAGATTGAGGGTCTGGTAAATTTTTTCGCATAAGCCTATTCCATGAGTCATTGATTAATCATTACCAGTCAAATTTTAATTTGATGTATCATCATAAATTTTCTTTGACTGAATTGGATAACATGTTACCGTGGGAAAGGCAAGTTTATGTGAGTATGCTTAATCAACATATCGAAGAGCAAAATAAAAATCAATGAATCTTCCACAACCGCCAGAAGGAGTATTAGATCCGAAGATACCTTGGTATAGTGCCAAGGTGGGGGAGAGAACTTGGATGCTTCTTAAGGCTAGGTTAACTGGCAGAAAGATGGATGATGGAACTCAGTATTCATCGTTTGTTAACTTGTCTGAAGCAGATGCTGATAGGTTAATTGAAAATCTAAAGAAGGATCCAAGAGGGTATCCACAGTTTAATAATACTGGTGGCGCTAAAGAGTATGAAAATCTACAAAAATACCAAGAGTGGTTGGTAGAAGAATACCTCGAAAAACCATTCCGTGAAGAAACAAATAAAAAGATTGAAGATGCTGAAATAGAAAGAACTATTCAGCAAAGAAAAGAGGCAAAGAAAAACGAACCAAAAAAAGAAGAGGAACCAAAGCAAGAAGAGCAGGATGATGAACAGCAAGAACAAGAAACGATAGATGAAGTTGAAGAATTAATACCAGAATCTGAACCACAACCAGAAGAACAACCAGAGGAAGAAAAAAAACCTGAAGCAAAAGAAGAAGAAGAATCATCCAATGATTTAGATTCTTTAAAGGCATCACTTGAAAATATTAAGGGGAGTATTGCTACACAAGTAAAAGTAGCAGAAGCATCTGACAATACTTATGGTAATATTCTAGCGAATCTAAATTCAATCAAACAAGTTTTTGCTTCACAACTACAGGCAACGCAAGAACAAATACAACAACAGAAAGAAGCAGCAACAGAAAAAAGTTTAGAACAAACTAATGTTTCTGGTGGATCTGATAAAGCGGAGTCAACTGTAAAAGAAACAGACAATAGTGGACCTCTTGGATTTGTTAAAAATTTCTTAGGAAAAGGCAAAGGACTTTTAGGAAAAATTTCTTTGCCAAAATTTGGTGGACCCAAAAAAATGGCTGGTGGTGGATTTTTAAACACCCCATTCCCTGCTACAAATGCTTTGGGTGATGGTGGTATATCAATGTATCCTGCTACAGGATTGCCTGGAACAGTATCTTATGCTCAGGGAGTTATACAACCTGGATTGTATGACAAACCAACAAGGGGAAGATTAATGCCAGGGCAAGCGGTCATTCCATTGAATAGGAATTATGGTAAAAAAATCTTAGGAGATAAACCAGATAAGAAAATAGAAAAGTTACATCAACCATTTGCTGAGGTAATGCAACAACCATTCAAAGCAATTGGTTCTGCTATGGTGGCATTAGCTGGTCAATTTATCAGAGCACTTGGACCTGTTGCTGGATTTTTTGCTCCATATATTAATGGTATAGTTGGAGCAATGGCAAGAGTATTAGATGTTCCTGTTGGAGTTATCAATGCTTTGTTAGGTGGTCCTGCTTATGCTGCTGCCACTGATGCAGAAAGACAGAAAGATATCTTTTCCGACATTTGGAAAAACTTAATGTCATTGTTTGGTATAAAAATTGGTGATGATTCGGAAAAAGAAACGAAAGAAAAAAGGACAAATGAAGATGATAACATTGATGCAATAAAATTTGAAGGATCAGAAAATGCTGAAAAAACTTGGAATTTTTTAAAATCACAGGGGTTTGATGAAAATCAAACTGCTGGCATCATGGGAAATTTAACACAAGAATCTGGGTTTAATCCAAAAATAAGTAATGCCTACGGATATCACGGATTGATGCAATGGGATCCTGATACAAGATGGCCCAGAGTTTCTAAGTATATACAATCAATCAAAAAAGATCCTAATAGCATAGAAGGTCAGTTGCTTGGATTAAAATGGGAAACTGATAAGTATTATAAATCGTCAATTGATAAAATTAAAAACGCAAAATCTATCCAAGAGGCATCTGATATTTGGTTGAAAGAAATAGAAGTTCCTGGAGATTATGGAATAGAATCTCCACATAGAGCTTCTCTTGCTAAGGGAATTTATAATAAGTATTCGAAAGTATCTGCGGAAATTGGTATGAATAATTCTCAGGGAAAACCTGTCGATTCATTCACTTTAACTGGTCCTAATTCGGGTTATCCTGTTCCTGGTATTGGAACAATGCATGGTAAAGAAGCAGTTGTTCAATACGAAAAAGGATTTACAATTCTTCCTATTGAAAATAGAAAGTTCAGTATGGAAAATGATCCACTAAAAACAATTTCTAGGTGGCAACAAATTCTTAATAGTAATACTAGCGTAAAGAAAGGATATGAAACGGGTGGAAGAGGTCTCAGCACCAGAGGAGTTCAGGCTGGGTTTACTGGCATGAACAAAGAAGGTTTTGATGCTATCATGGGTGGTGACAAATTTAGATTAGGTAGATTTAAACCACAAATCTTAGGGCGTGGTGCCTATTCTGCTCCTACTATGAAGGGAGCCCAAAGATATGCTGGAACCAGTGGATCATTAGGTGGTAGGCAAACTGCTGGTGGGGTTGTTAAAAGTATTGTTCCTGGTGGTGCCAGAAGAATTAATTTCCTAGAACCACAAGCAGCAGTTGCTCCAGGAACATTTGACAAAGGAAAATTATTAGCAGACAAATTATTGTCTGGTAAATATGCTAATAGTCCTTTAGCAAATAAACTTCGTGCTCAGTTGATTAGTGAAACTGCTCGCAGTGCAGGAAGTTTTAGTAAAATTGCTGGTGGATTATTGAGATTAGGTGGTAAAGCTTTGGAGATAGGTAATTTACCACTTGTTGGCGACATGTTATTCCCAGAAGGAACTGCCGATTATGATCAAATATCAGGTCCAAATTCATACAAAAATTCTCCTGGATATAAAAATCCTCCAGTAAAAACATTAAATAAAAAATCAAATACTAATATACAATATCTTCCAGTTGCTTCTCAACCAAGTATATCACAGCAAGCACCGCAACATACATCCCCTGATAAATTTATTAGGACAAACACATTGAGACATTCTCAGATTGTAGATCGTGTAAATGCTCTTAGGATACCCTAAATATTAATAAGAAGATATATTTAAATGGCAGCGGGATCACAGTCAGCAACATCAACATATGTACCTGGAAGTGGTATAAACTTTGGTGGTATTGTTGCGTCTAAAGTTCTAGCAGCAGCACAAGCAGCAAAAGATGAAAAGAAATTCCAAGAAAAATTAGAAGCAAAAGGTGGAGAAGTACCTGACTCTGCTAAGAAAGGATTATTTGTAAAAGCATTAAAACAACAATTTATATCTAATCCGATCAAAGATATAAAAAAATCTTTGAATAAGAAGATAGAATCTGGTGCAAACTTTGTTGGTTTCTTTGGAAAGAAAGGTAGAAAATTAGAAGATAAAATTCTTGCAAAAAGATTCTCTATAAAAAAAGGTGGGTTTGATAGATCTGGTTATAAATCTTCACAAAAAGATGACGAGGAAACACCATCTGGTGGCATGGGTGGTGGCGGAGGCGGATCTGTTGTAATTAATTCTTTAGGTGAAATAGTAACAGACATACAAGCAATTGCAAATTCGTTGTCTGGTCTCACTAGTTTATTCAATAAACAATTAGGAACAATTTATAAAGTCAGTGGAAGTTTAGCAGAACTAAAACAAATTATATCAAAACAGTTTGAAGTACAACAAGAGCAAGCACAAGAACAGAAGTTGCAAGCAGCAGAAGCATCATTAGAGCAATCAAATGTTTCTGGTGGTACTTCATCTGCTACGTCAACGTTTGTTCCTGGTAGTGGATTTAATATTGCTGGTATATTAGAAGCATTTAATGGCATAAAATCATTCTTCAAAATGTTGCCAGAAACTATTGGAAATGCTTTGAAAGGTATACTACAAAAAATACCTGGCGGTGGAAGAATACTTAAAATGTTTGGTGGTGCTGCAGAGGGAGCAGCAGCTGGTGCCGCAGAAGGAGCAGCAGCTGGTGCTGGTGGATTCTTCAAAGGATTTCTTAGACCAATTTTAAAAAGAATACCTATCTTTGGTGGTATTATTGATTTCTTTGTTAGCTTAGCAATGGGAGAACCAATCGATCGAGCAATAGCAAAGTCAGTAGGATCAATGCTTGGTGGTGCTTTGTTTGGATTATTATCAGCTCCTCTACCATTCTTAGAACCATTTGCTTTAGTGGGTGGTGGTGTGCTTGGCGACTTTTTGGGTGGTTGGTTATTTGATAGAGCTAAAGATATGATGGCAGGTAATCAAAAGAAAATGGCTGCTGGTGGTGTGATGATTGGGGAAGCGGGACCAGAAATGGTCACATCATTACACTCAGCGGATGGAAAAAAAATGTTGGGTGGTGATAATACTGCATTGAATGATGCATATCAGCAACCATATAACGCTGCTGCTGGTGGTATGCTTGCTGTTACAAAAGATTTCGTGGAAGGATTGGGACCAGTTGGACAATCTGTTGCTCCAGTTATTGAACAAGATGTCGATAAATTGGGCAGGGTATTTGATATTCCAGCAACTGCAACTAAAATAGATGTTGGCGGTGCATCCTTGAAGAAGAATCCAAATGCACAGAAAGAAGGTGAAAAATATATGGAGGAACTTGTAAAAGGTTCCCTTGAAAAACTACAACCAAACAAAAAGAAAGAGAATGCTGGCGGTGGTGGAGGTGGTGGAGGTGGTGGTGATGCATTACCAGATGATACTAATCCAGATACTCCATCACCAACTGGGGCGCCACCTGGCGGTCCACCTGGCGAGCAACCACCCCAAAAAACAACATTACAAAATCTACAAGAAAATGTTAACTTCGTAGATAAACAAGTTGATAACGGTGGTGTTAAAAGAGTTATATCAGCCGTTACTGGTACAAATAAAGCTGGTGTAAAAAGAGTTAAGATGGTTGATTGGGGCGGTCAATTATCCGACAAATATTATTATGATAACACAGGAAAAGTATTTTTTATTGATCCTACATTAGGACAAAAATCAATTAAAGAAGTTAGCACTTCTGAGTTAAAACAAGGGTTAGGAGATGCAGGAAAATTTTATAGAAATTTAACAACAGGAGAAGTAGTGGTTACAAATGCTCCACCAATTGGATTTTATAATTATGAAAAAAATGGTGTAGTTAAAAACCAACAGGGGCAAGGTTTAGCCCATGATACAGTAATTACCACACCTATTTCTAATCTTAATCCTAACGAAAAGAAAAATTTTGGAGACAAACCATACGGACCTGACATAGATATATCTAAAATCAAAGCAGAATCTGGCATAGCTATTACCAGCAGAAGAGGGCAAAGAATTCTCAATGGTTCAAGGCAAATGCATGAAGGTACAGATATTGCAGCTCCAACAGGTACTAAATTATATGCATTTGCTGATGGAATAATAAAAGATAAAAGAGAATCTGGACACCACGATGGTGGATACGGAAATAGTATTTACTGGGTAGAAAAAACAACGGGAATAGGACATTTATATGCACACATGTCTGCTTTTGGTAAAAATACTGAGGTAAATACTCAAATTAAAAAAGGAAAAATTTTAGGGACAGTTGGTTCTACAGGAGAATCTTCTGGTCCTCATTTACATTGGGAAATGGCAGACAATCCAAGAATGTTGGGACTACCACCAGGAACGGGCGATAGAAAAGATCCACTAAGTAAATACTCTTATATGACACCATTTACTGGCACCCCAAAACCTGGAGATGGACTAGATAATTCTACGCAAATTGATCCATCAGGTGCTAATGATAAGGAAAAAACAGAAAGCACAGATCCAGTACAAGATACTTTGAACTTCCTACAAAGTTTGTCGTCGGCTGTTACTAAAGCATATGGGTTGATGTCAAAAGAACCTACCATTCCTACTACTTCTCCTATTCCTTTCCAACCATTGAAAGCACCAACTGGAGCAGCACCATCTGCTGGATTAACTCAACCAGCTTTAATCCCTGTGCCTGTTAACAATGGATCGGGTGTTTTATCTCTTCCATCGACGACAGAACATATGGGGTTTTCACCATATGGTGGTTCTTCTATGGCTGATCCATTATCTACTGCTGCATCATTAACCCCATATTCATTATTAGGTTCTTAAAATGGCAGTAACAAATACTAATGTAGGAAAATATACTCTTACTACTGACATGGTTCTTACTGATAGTGCTGGTAAAAATTATATTCTAGCATCTCCCAAAGATGACATAAAAGATATTGAAGTAATGTATCTCAATATTTTTGAATCAATTGAAACTCCATATCTTTTGGCGGAATTAAATGTTACTGACATTGCACTCAATTTAATTGGAACTATTCCTCTGCAAGGAATGGAGCGCATTACTTTTGGAATTAAAACACCATACTTTTCTGATAAAGAATATAAGTATGACTTCAGAGTTTATGCAATCAGAAATAGATATGCAGATAAGAAAATACAAAATTATACTTTAGATTTAATTTCCTATGAGGGATTAAGAAATGAAGCAACAAGAGTTGGTAAAGTATTAACTGGAAGTGCTGATGAAGTAGTTAAAAATATTTTAAAAGATTACTTGGATGCATCAGCAAAAATTTCTGATTCTGAATTTGAAAAATGTCAATATCAAATAAAATATATTCCATCCAACAAAAGACCGTTTGATTTAATTGCAAGTTTACTTCCAAGATGTGTATCTGAATCTGCATCTATTCCAAAACAACAATCAACATCTTCATCTATCACTCAATCAACAACGTCATCTGCAAAATCTTCTTCAACAAATACTCCATCAAAAGATGTTGCAGAAAATATTTCTGGTAGTGCTGGATATTGTTTTTGGGAAACACAGGAAGGATATAAATTTAAATCATTTGATAAACTTTGTTCATCAGGTGGTAACTTCAGAGGAGATCCAGTCAAAGATACTTTAATATATCAGCTCGCAAATGTAGACAATTTAGATTCTGGTAAAAATATATTGGAATATAATTATGTAAATGAAATTGATGTTATGAAAAAAATGAGGTATGGAACCTATAGTTCTCTAATGGTTTTTTTCAATCCATCAACAGGACAATACGAAGAATATGTTTATGATATTGATCAATCTTATTCCAAGATGGCACACTTAGGAAAAGAAGAAAAGATACCAGATGGTCCTAAACAGTTGTCTAAATATCCTACGAGGATTATGACTCAATTTTTAGATGATGAAACTTTTTATGATGGGGTTGACATTGCTTCAATAAATCCTAAAGACAACAAAAATTCTGGCACAAGATTCCCTGATTATAAAAAGTTTTACATGGCTCAATCAGTTGCCAGAACATTATTGATGGGCAATCAACAATTAAATATAACTGTTCATGGAAACTTAACATTACGGGCGGGAGATAAAGTTAATATTTTATTACCAAAATTTGCAGTGAAAAGTCAAAAAGAAGATGGAAGTTATGACAAACAACATAGCGGAAATTATTTAATTAAAAATATTTCTTATGAATTTCACAGGCAAAGATCGGGGAAAACTAATTCCGCTGTCACAAATATAACTCTTATCAGAGATTCATTTGGTCTCTTCACATTAAGCACGTAAAAAGGAGAATAATTATGGAAAACATTCAAAAACATATCGAACATGATAGAAAAATTGTAGATGATCCCATGGTATCATCACAAACTCGTCGTCATGCTGAAGAAGAATTGGAATCATTAGAAACATATCATGCAAATCACCCCGAAGATGATCACGATCCTTCTCCATTAGAATTATATTGCGACAAAAATCCAAGCGCACCAGAGTGTAAAGTATTTGACGTATGATACAAGAACTACTAGGGCAAACTAACTTTGTTGGTCGTGATGGTTTCTACTGGTGGATGGGCCAAGTAGAAACGCAGAAGGGCAGTCAACCTAAAAAATCCGACGACAGATATAAAGTAAGAATTGTGGGGCAGCATCTAAAAGATTGCAATGCTGTGCCCTATGATGATTTGCCTTGGGCAATTGTAATGATGCCTGCTACTGCACCACGCAGAGAAGGTAACACAGATTTTCAATCAGTCAAATACAAAGCGGGTGACTGGGTTGTTGGATTCTTCCTCGATGGAGTTCATGGGCAGCAACCAGTTATCATGGGTTCTATTGGTCAACAATACAACTCAACAACACAGATACAAAAAGACAAACCCGAGGGAGATTGTTTAGCATTCACAACGTTTGCGGATAAAAATTTAAACCCAAGCACTGGTGCTGCAGCAACAGAAGCAGAAAAACAAAAGGCAGGGCAACCCGCTGACTATAAAGCACCACCTAACTCAAGCAATGAAACCGCTTCAGCAATTCTATTGGCAACCAAGTGTTGCAATAGTGAAACCAATCCAGCGGGAGAGCACTTTTGTGTGGAAGTTTCAGATGCTAAATGTGATAGTGGCACCAATGATAAATCAAAATTTCAAACAATTTTATCAGAATTATTTTTCAATATTCAAACTAGCGGCGGACAATTTGGTAATAAAATTGTAAGCAAATACACTGGTAATCTTTATAATTATATTGATATTACACAAGGATATGTCAATAAAACAATTAGAGTAGCAACTTCTGTTGTAGCAAGAGTGAAGGGAGAAATCTTTGCTTTCATCAAGCAAGGTGCAAAAGCAATCATAGAATTTTTATTGACGGAAGAAGTTCCAGATCCAACACAACCAGACAAATTTGTTGGTCCATATGCAGATCCAAAAGAAGCAGTTAAACCAGCAAAGAAAAAAGTAGGTAGGCTTCGTGGTATTACTAAGTGGATTAATGATCAACTTAAAAAAATTAATTGTACGATGGAAGACCTTGATAAGCGTCTTCAAGATTTTATTGAGAAACTTATTTTTGATGCGCTAAACAAAGTATTCAATGCTGCACGTTGTTGGGTAGACAAAATTGTTAATAGTATTTTAAATCAAATTATAAAATTTTTAGAAGATGCTTTAAATATTATTCTTGGTCCCCTTCAAGCTTTATTAACTATCATTGCGAATCCTTTAAACATTTTAGGAGCTGCACTTGCTAAGATATTTGATTTACTTGGTATTACATGTGGTGGTCCAGGGAATAAATGTGCTTCGGAGAAACAATTAAAGGATTGTAGTGGGTCGTGTGGGAAAACCGAACAAAAGAAAAACTTTTTAGATGATTTAATCAAAGCAATTGAAGACAAAAACTTAGACACTGCTGCTGGAAACTGCAGCGACTATAAGTATATTCCAGATGTAGCACCAACAATAGTAAATGTAGTTGGAGGCACAACAGATCCAACAGGATACACAGGTTCAGAACCTGTTGTACTGCCGCCAGAATCTACGGATAAAACACTTTCTCCATCAACATTTACAAATACATCTCCCCCAACAACTGGAACAAGAATTCCTTACACGCCAAATGAACTTCAAGAATTAACAACTCCAACATTAAGAACTGTTTCGACGCCTGCAACTAGTCCATCATTAGCATTATTCAATGTACTTGATTTAGATAATAATACAACCAACATACCACTGAGGATATTTGGCGGAACAAATATACAAAGGACAGATGTAACTTTAAATGGGCAAGACACATCTACTATTAATTCGTATGATGTATTTGGATTTAATTTTGGTAATAAAAACAAGATTGTTGTTTCTGGTTCATCAAATGTTTCTTACGAACCAATTGATGTAACTACAGAGCAGATTACATATACATTGTTGATGGATAAAACAATGGTATTCAAAGGCGATTCAATTACGTTCACTCTTGTTGCAAATGGTGGTGTGGTTGAAAATGCTACGGTATTTAATTACGCAATGTTTGGCGCAAATATAACATCAAATGTTTTTTCTGATAATACAACTGTAGGAACAATGACAATGTATAATAATGTAGCTACAAAAACAATTACAGTTGTTGATGATTCTTATTTTACAGCACCTGAAATTGTGTCATTTAATGTATTAGAAGCATCTGTTAGTCGTTCGTTTACAATTGTTCCTGGCACAACAACGACACCTACTCAACAAACAATTACTCCCGCTTTTAATCCACCTGTAATTGGCACACCCGAAGTGTGTGATGACGGAAGGATAATGGATATTCCTATTATTGATAGGGGCGATAGATATTTGTCGCCACCATTTGTAATTATAGAAGGTACTGGTTATGGGGCATCTGCTATTGCTGTATTGGACGCCGAAGGATATTTAAATAAAATACAAATCAATTCTTCTGGTATTGGATATGCACCAAACAGAACTAGAAATAATTGCGTGGTTGATAAAGTTGTATTGGTTAATCCTGGTATTGGATATTATAGAGAACCTACAGTATATGTCAACGGCAAATCAAATGTTGTAAAGGCAATTATAGATGAAAACACGGGATTTGTCAAAGGTTTTGATGTTATAGATAAAACACAAACGTTTGGTTGCACACCAAGGGTTGAAATTTTTGGCGGCAATGGGTTGGGAGCAAAGGCATTACCAATTATGGTTTGCCGTGATGATGTCAAACATTCACAATTTGTACAAGAGATTGCTCCTTCTGGTTCCGACAATGTTGTTGATTGTCCATAAGAGGTATTGAATAATGGCTAATACTCAATCAAGTTATATAAGTGCTGCTAATGCATTTGACAATGCAACTGGAACTGAAGAACATTTTTCGCAAGGTAGTGCTAACCCTAGAACATTGGGGCAGTCAGTCGGAACAATAAATGGTGCAACAACAGGTTTGCAATTAAAACAACAACAATCAACAACTGGTGGTTGTGGTACATCTTTTACAACAGCAACAGATCCAGCAAATATTAATGTAGAACAATCTTTGGATGGTCATGTTGTAAAAGTAGAAACACATAACCCAGAAACAAATGAAACTCAAATCAAAGTAATTAAAAGTGATGGGTCATCATTTACGATGGCAGAAGATGGTAGTATCATTTTCACTACCGCAAAGAAAGATGGCGACCCCAAGACAGGAAGATTTGATGTTAGATCTCAAGGTAGCACTAGATTTAAAATAGGTGAGTCATTGCTTATTGAAGTTGAAAATAAAAACAATGTTGTTGCTGACGAAAAGGGAGGATCCTCAACAGCAAAAGCATTCTCCTTAGTTGTTTATGGTAACATTGATATTACTTCTGTTGGTGGTGAGATCAACGCCAAAGCAAAAAATATTACAGTATCTGCTGATAATGAATTAACACTCAAAGCTGGTTCTAAAATTTCTCTTCTTTCTGGTGAAGGAACTGGAAAAAATACTCCAAGTGGAAATCAACAAGCACAAAAAGATTACGGTGGTCTTGTAGAAATAAAATGCGGAGATTATTATAAAGAATGTTCAACCGACAGAAAAAATACATCGGTCAATTATAATTTAGTTGATGCAGAAACTGGCAATTTAAGTACAAACAAAAGAGCACATATTGGATTTCAATCTTCTGGTTCGTTTTCCATCACAACTCAAGGTGATTTTCATGAAAGTATTGCTGGCAAAAAAAGAACAGAAATTCAATGCAAAATTGATCCTATTAATACACTATTTCCTGGTCAAAGTTCTGCTTGGTTGACCCAAGTTACTGGTCTAAAATCAATTGGATCTGGCGGAAGTTCTACAACACCAAATGCTTTTTATGTTACTACTGATAATGGTGGAATGGGATTTTATAGTAAAAAAGGAGACATAGATTTAGCTACTGAAAGTGGATATTGGGTGCTGGCAAATAGAAAAACTGGTGTTGCTGGTGTTGATAAAGCTGTTCCAGGATATTCAAATGTAACACCTGGAGCTTATTTGACTTCTAAAACAGATCCATTAAAAATGTACGTTGGTTCTGAAAATAAAAGCGGTCTTATTATCAATGCAATTAAATTAAGTATAAAAAACCCAACAGGAATTTATTTGAATTAAGGTCATTTCAAAATTGACCTTGAATTACCAAAAAGGTCGAAAAAAAATCTCGGCAAATTTTTTGTAAAAAAAGTTGAGCTTGACAAAACCACTATATACCCCTATAATAGCAATGTGGCGCTTTGAGAACCAAATCCTATGAATCTCCAAAATCCTTCTGAACAAACCCTTGACAAGATCACGGTTGACCTTTATAATAAGAAAGTAATCATCAGAGGAGAGCATGGAACGACTCTTACGTTTCGATGTGCTACAATCAATGAGTTGGTTGACTTAAAGGAAAAGTGTGGTAAACTACTGAAGACAGACAACTTCATTTATCGCTGAGCTCCTTTAGCTATCTGGTGAAAGCAGCGAACTCATAATTCGCCTCAGGTGGGTTCGATCCCCTCAAGGAGCACTCTGGGTCTGTAACTCAGTTGGTAGAGTAGCGGGCTTTTAACCTGTAAGTCGTCGGTTCGAGCCCGACCAGACCCATTGACAATCTGAGCAGACCATGCTATGATTGTCTCATCACCTGGGCGTATGGTGAAATTGGTAAACACAACTGACTTAAAATCAGTCGGGGTTTCCCCTTGTCGGTTCAAGTCCGACTATGCCCATTCCTACTAAATAATCTGTAGTGGGAATGTTATGAAATACACATTATCACAAGCATACGTCTTTTATATGGGCGAAGTTGTGCGTATGTATTTCATACAAGACCTTCCATATACATTTGATGAACTTCCACAAATAATCCAAGATCATCCTTCTGTGCAAACAGAAGCTCTAACTCACAGAGATTATGATGACGAGGATCTTTATAGAATATCAAATTATCTTATTATGGAAGAATTACATCCTTTGATGTACGATATAGAAGTAGAAAACCCTGAGTTGTTACCTAAAGATGATTGACAAATTTTGTGAATATTTTGAAGGAACATTTGAGAACAAAATGCAAGCAATGTCATATCCGACAAAGTTTGCTATGATTGAACTACTTCATATTCCTTATGACATGCATATGTTTCGTTGTATTCAACGATATTATGTGGATAAGAAAGAATATCGCAACACCATCATTTCTGTTTCTGAGCAAGATTCCTGCCTTATTGTAAAGAACTACAAGGAAACTGATGGACAGTTGACACACCTCGAAGGATGTGATATAATGTTTGAACAGATAGGTGATGAATTCCACGGCAAAAATCTTTGTAAAACCTGCTTTGTCTCTTGGTCGGGGAAAGAAACTTATCTTCAAACAGAAAGTATTCTTGGAAAAGATTACTATCGTGTAATCGATAAAGGATACGATATACATACTGACGAACATATTTGGGGTTCTTTTAATGGAGAATTCCAGTTCGTCAAATCGCCCTTGTAGCTCAGTGGTAGAGCAGCGGTTTTGTAAACCGCTGGTCGTCTGTTCAAATCAGATCGGGGGCTCTCCGTGTGAAGGAAGTCAATTAAGCCTGAGGATGCCCTCAGGTTTTTTTGTATAAATAACTCAGAAGAAATCTCCATACTACGGGTTACTGAAGGATGCCATTAACAAGATTAGATAATCTAATTACCAGCAAAACTGGTAAGTACATCTATGTTTCACCAGACGATTTTAATGCTTCTGATGCTTTAGATAACAGAGGAAATACGCCATTAAGACCTTTTGTTACCATTCAAAGAGCTTTCCTTGAAGTTGCTCGTTATTCGTATGTTCCTGGTGTAGATAACGATCGTTTTGACCAGTTTACTATTCTTCTTGCTCCTGGCACCCACTATATTGATAACCGTCCTGGCGATTTAACTGTAGCTGATATTCCTATTTTTAATTATGATAGTGTAACGGATCAATGGAATGATACGTCTATCTTTGACTTGGGAAATCCCAATAACGTTCTTTATAGATTTAATGGTAAAGATGGTGGAGCTACTATTCCTAGAGGTACATCACTTGTAGGTACAGACCTTCGTAGAACACAGGTTCGTGCTCTTTATATACCCGATCCAGCAGATAAAGATGTACCACGCACAGCACTTTTTAACGTAACTGGTGGTTGCTATTTCTGGCAGTTTACTATCCTTGACGGTAACCCAGAAACTGGTCCATTAAGTGGTAAAGTTTATAGTCAACCCAATTCCACTCAACTGGTAACTCCAGTATTTTCGCACCATAAAATGACAAACTTTGTCTTTGCTGATAAGCAAGATTTGAGTTCGTTATATAGAAAAATTTCAAAATGCTTTAGTAAGTACCAACAAGCAATTGATGATGTTTATACTTCAGAAGTTGGTATTGTGCAAGATACTTGGGTATCTGGCACAAGTTATGCACAAAATCAAACTGTAGTATTTGGTGGTGAAGGATATAAAGCTATTTCTGCTTCTACAAATAAACGTCCAGATTTAGAAACAACATTTTGGGAAAGATTGAGTACAATTTCCCGTGAATTTGATTATAGAATCCAAGAAAATAGAATTGTTGGACCTCTTGCTGATACTATTCAGATTGATGAACTTATAGTAACCGAACCATCATCTGGTTTACTTGATGTTACTGTAAGAACAAAGATCAACCATAATCTATTCCCAGGTCAGTACGTTGCAGTTGCTAATACTGGATTGAATGCTAACCTTGAGGGTGTTTTCCAAGTTCTTTCTATCAGCGCAACAAATCCAAAAGAGTTTATATATCGTGTTGTAACCACAGCAAATGCTGTTGGATTGATTCCTGGTGCAACAATCGTACCAGATATCAATGCTACAATTCAGGCAGAGGTTGACTCGGTAGAATCAGCATCACCATATGTCTTTAACGTTTCGATTCGTTCAACTTGGGGTATTTGCGGTATCTGGGCTGACGGTCGCAAGGCAACTGGTTTCAAATCGATGGTTATCGCTCAGTATACAGGTGTTTCTCTACAGAAAGATGACCGTGCATTCATTCGCTACGATGAATTCACTAACACATGGAATCAGGCACCTCTAACAGATGCGTTCGCCACAACGCCGTATCACATCAAGGGCGATGCATATTGGAAGGATGATTGGAGAAACTTCCACGTTCGTGCTTCTGATGACTCCTTTATTCAGAACGTTTCGATCTTTGCTGTTGGTTTTGCAGATCACTTCCTGCTTGAGTCAGGTGGTGACATGTCGATCACCAACTCTAACTCAAACTTTGGTAACACTTCGATGCACTCGAAAGGTTATAAAGGGTTTGCGTTCAACCAAGACAAGGGTGGATATATCACCGATATTATTCCTCCACAAAAACTTAGCGATACTGCTGCAATCGTTAAAACAAGTTACTATCCTGTTGACGTTCAACTTTCAAAACCAATTACAAATACAAGCAAATTGTATCTAACTGGTGATAAGGCAAATAATTATCTATCTCGTCCTGCTGTAAGTATCAACGGATATAGATTGGGTGCTAGAACATATATTAGTAGTGATAAGTGCGAAAAACTTTATTCAACAATGACCGCTGACCAGTCAGCTGGTGAAACTGGTCCAACTACAAGAAGTGCTGTTGTTTATCCACAAGGATTTAAGAGATGGGCAGCATCCGTTGATACTCTTAGCCCAGCAAATTTAGGTGTGGGTGACGTTGATAAGGATGGAACTGCAAACACTGCTGCAGACCTCACATTCTTCAATCTTCGCCAGGATGCTGCTAACTTAATTGATGCAAACAAAACATTTATTCAGGCGGAAGCATTTGGATATATCCTAGAGAAATATCCATATCTACAAAATATTACATATGTAAACCCAAATATCACTGCTGATACTGGTCGTTATAGAGATGCGAGAAATCTCATTCTTTCTAACCGCCAGGAAATCATTGATTATGCTTACAATCAAATGATTGTATCTTATCCAACATTCACGCCACCTAGCGCAGACAAGTGTAAGCGTGATATTGGATTAGTTATTGATGCTCTTGCTGCTGACTTGTATGATGGTGGCAACGTAAATATGCTTGCTGCTACAAAAGCATATTTCAACCCAGATGGTACTCCAATCAGCAATGGATTGGTTGGCGAAGAAACACAATCAATCTTTGCATTTAATCGTGCAAGAGATTGGGCAAAGAAAGCAATTTCTAACCTACTTTCAAATACTTCTCTACTTCCAGTTACTTCTTTAACTGCAAGTGGCACTACAATCACAGTAACCTGCTCTGCTAATCATGGTTTAACATCGGGGCAAGATATCAGCGTTGGTGGTGCAACTCAAAGTCAATATAATGTTTATAAGGCAAAAGTTCTTGCAACTGGATTAACTGCTACTCAATTCAAGTATACAGTTGCATCTGCTCCTGCTACATCACCAGCAACTGGTGCATTCTATGTTTCTACGGTAACGATTGATCCACAAAATGCAACAGCAACTGCTGGTAGATTTAAAGATACTCTTAAACTAATCAACTCAAATCGCCAAGAAATTATTGATACTGCATTTTCACAAATGCAGGTAGCGTATCCATCTTTCACCGTTCCTGGTGGAAATAATACTAAGTGCAAAAGAGACATTGGTTATATCGTAGATTCTATTGCACAGGATTTATTCTGGGGAGGTAACGAATTTACTGTTGCTGCTGTGAAAGAATATTTCACTTCTGCTGGCGCTCCATTATCAAATGGATTAGTTGGAGAAGAAACTCAATCAGTTTTTGCATTTAATGCTGCTAGAAATTTAGTAAAACAAGCAATCACCAACCAACTTACGGTTAAAAATCTAACCATTTCTGCTGGTCCTTCTACTGTCGGTGGTGGCGGTGGAAATATTGCTAATACTTCGCCAAATTCCTGTGCTGATGTTAGAACCGCAGTAGATAACTTGTTTGCAATTGTTACGGGGGTAATTACTGCTGGTAATCTTAATAGCTTGCCACCAATTGATGATGGAACATATGATTGCGCCAACGTAAGAAGCACAATTGATAGCTTGTTCAATATTCTTACTGGTGCTATCAAAGCAGGAAATGTCAACAATCTTCCTTCTTCAAATCCTGGTCCTTGGAGCACTGTTAGCGAATCAAGCAAGTGCCGTAGAGATATTGGATATATTGTAGAAGCGGTTACATCTGACCTCAGATTGGGTGGCAACGAGAATACAGTTAATGCTGCACAAGCATACTATACTGGAACTTCACAGTATTCGCTATCTGGTACAATTTCTTCTGGTGGTGTTATTACTGGACTTTCCGATACTTCTAGGTTACAAGCTGGTCAAGCACTCAGCAAAACTTCTGGTGCTGGTAATTTTGGAGTCAACCCAACTATTCTATCGGTAAATAGTTCACAACAAATTACAGTTGCAATTACTTCAGGTAGTTTCACTGCTGGTTCTATTTCATTCATTGCTAATGGACTTGATTATATTCAAAATGAAAGAGTAGAAACGCTAGATGCATATGATTATGTAAGAAATCTTGCGATTTCTTCGATGAGAAATCACAACACTTACATGACTGGTACAGCAACTGGTAGTTCACCAATCATTACCGTTCCTAGTACGAATGGACTTGCTGTTGGTATGAAGGTTCGCAGTGTAACTGCAATTCCTTCAAATACTGGTTCACTCAACAGAAATGCTACAAACTATAATGATGAATTAGAGCAGGTTGTAAATGGTAGAGTGGTTCCTAAGGATACAAACTACACTGATTCAATTCCATCAACTGCTTACATTATGAAGATTGGTGATGGAACAAATGGTCTTGCAATTAATCAAGTTCAACTTGGAACACAAGGAAGCAAGTTTGATAGTGGTATTAAAGTAAATGCAAAATCATCACTCGGAACAAATACTCCTATTAAGTTCTTCTTCCAATTAGATACTGGTATTTGGGCTAATGCACTCAAACCAGCAGTGGATCTAAATGTAACACAAGATTATAATTACTCGGCAACAAATGGTGAATGTGCTACGGTTGTAGAAGCAATTAATACTTATTTTACAACTTTTAATACTATTATTAATAATGGTATTGATGCTGTTGTTAAAGTTGGCGGAACTGTAAACACAACATCGTTTGCACAAAGAGCGACACTCTTTACTCTTGCTGATCTTTCTTCTGGTTCACTTCCAACAGACCCCCATCATTTAGAAACTGGAACTCCTATTAGATTGGTTCCACGAGCAAAAGATGGTGCTACTGTCGATAAGCGTCTAATTCGTCTTCCTAAAGGATTTGATACAAACACTGTCTATTACGTCATTGCTCCTGGTAGAAAGACCGATCCATATGATTATTCTGGTACTACAAGATTCGACGCATCTACTGGTTCATTACAGAACCTCATGCTTGCAAGTAGTGTAGAAAATGCTGCTGCTGGTATATACATCTATTCGTCAGAAACTCAGAGTGTAGATGAAAACGTTATCATTGATGTTTATCAGTATGTTTTAGATGTTGATTACAGCCTTAATCAATATACAACTCGTCAAACAGACGGAGAAACATTTGAAACTGAAGGACCACATGTATTTGATGTTCCAACATCTGCTTATAATACTGGAGATAATCAGAAGTATCAAGCGGTATTTGTTAAGGCAATTGGTTCAAATCCACTTCCTTCTCTATCATCTGGTGGTACACTATCACCAAATAGAGAATACTATGTTCGTTACTTCAAACGTGCTGGATCTGCAAACAGATACTTCAAACTATTTGATACTTTAGCTGGCGCTGTTTCTGGTGCTACACCACTTTCGTTTGTGACATATACGAGCAGTTTCTATACTTTATCCAACAAAAAAAGATCACCACTACGTTTTGATCCTTCTGCTGCCACTTCAAAAGGTGGTACGTGGTATATTGGTACTGATACATCCAAACCAAATACAATTTTGGATAGAATCAGAAGAGATGATTTTGCTGCTAAAGATAAAACACCAGATACTTGGTTTGAAAGAATTGATGATACTCGTTCCAAAGAAGATAGAGTTTATAGATTGCGTTATGTAATTCCTAAGTATCTCAAATCAGTACGTGATCCATTGCGTGGATTTGTTATCAAGGCAAGAAATGATAGCACTAGACGTTTATTGCCACAGAAGATTCTTCTCAAGCCAACTAGCTCGGGTGCTAATATTGCAGAATTTAGTATTTCAAATACTTCTGCAGCAGTTGTTGGTAAGTCAGCAAATAGAGAATATCTAGGTTATACAAATACTGAACATGGACCTAGTTTTGTTAGTATTTTTGATCCATACAATTCAAGTTACAATAAGAGAATTACTACAGATTCGAAGGTAACTTTCTATGTTCAATCAGCAAGAAGAGTTTCTGTAAATGGTACTGAATACTTACAATTAACAGTATTCAACATTGGTATTGAAGAGCAGGGATATAAAAATAAATTATTTACGACAGTTAAAATTGATACTCCACAGGGGGGAACTGGTAATTTTGTAGCAAATACTGCTGATCTCCCATCGAGCAATACTACAAATATTATTACTTGGAGTGGTGCATCTAGCGGAACAGCAAGAGTACATGCTTACTTCAGTTATGAAGGAAATTACTACATGATTCTTAAGGATTTATCTGTAACATCAACGATTACATATAGTCCTTTCACTTCAACTACATTTACTCAAGGATCTGTTTCAGCAAAACTTATTTCTGCGCCAAATGGTGGTAGATCTGATATTGCTAATAATCTTTATGCAATTGAAGGCTCAAACGTTTACACATTAACTCCTGGTGATACACTAACTGCAGAAAATGGTTCTTACACTATTGCATCTATAGAAGATGTACAAGATTTTGAAGGAACCTATTATATTTTTGATATTAATACTGTTCGTAGAAGAATTTACGGTCAGCAAGATGGTATCTACTATCTAACTTGTATGCGTGGTGACATCAGACCATACCCAACTGGATCTGGTGTTGGAGAAAACTTCAGAAACTTTAAGTTCTCGCAACCTGTTTCTAAGTTGTACCCAGAATTCTACAAGAACGACCCAGAATGGTACAAGCAAATTGATGCCATTGCTATCGATCCACCCCCTTCAATTTCCTCTGCTGATAATTATGTTCATGGTTTAGTTACTATTAATGATGCTAAAAATAGTGTAACAAAAGAAGCAGTTCTTGATATGATCCAAGATGTTGGGTCTGGTAGATATCAATTCGGTGGTACTACTGCAATTCAATCACAAGATGGCGGCGCTTCTGCTGGTTCAGAAGCTAGAAAAATTTCTATTGCTGGCAATTCTGCGTATCCAACAGAAGGAAAACTTTATGTTGAACTTCGTAGACCTTCTATTGCACGTTCAGGTAATCATACATTTGAATATCTTGGTTTTGGTCCTGGTAACTATTCAACTGGTTTCCCAGCAAGACAAGAAGTTGTGCTCACAGATATCCAAGATTTCTATGCACAAGCAAAGAGAGAGAATGGCGGTATTGTATTCTATACAGGTCTAAACTCTAACGGTGATCTTTATATTGGTAATCGTAAGATCAATGCTATTACAGGTGAAGAAACATTCTTAGAATCAGCAGCACTTGTTTCGAGTGCAGATGCGGGTGATGTTATTGGAAACTTTGTAACTACTTTTGATGGTCCTGTTACTTTTAATGATAAAGTAACATTTGCTGCACCAAACTCAGTAAAATGGCCAATTGCTTTCAGCGCACCAATTGATATGGATGTTGCTGCGAAAGATCCATTAACTCAATTGTTGGCACCTCCAGCAATTAAAATTAAGTCGAATATTTTCCAGGGAACAGTACAAGATGATTTAAATCTTGTTTCAAATTATTCTACAAATAGACCAACTGGAGATATTACTCTTTCAAATAACAGATTACAAGTTGCTGTTGTTGACTTTAATGCAAGAGGATTTCAGGATTATTCAATAAGAACTGCAACTTCACAATTTACACCAGATCAATCAAATAGATTTGGATCAACTGCAATTGATCTTGGCAGCTTATATTCACTGCAAACTGGTGATTTATTACTCAAAGGTGAGCAAGTTGGATTAAGTGGTTCTTTGGGGTGGATCTATGCAAATGATTATCAATTAGTTCCTGCCCAAAGAAGATTTACTTTTACTGGATATGGTAATGGAAACAATAAAGTTAGAATTACTTGGAATGAGATTCCATCAACAACTAATAGATATACTAATGCTGCTATTGGAATAACCTCAAGCAATTATCAGATTAGAATAACTGGTTCTTATTTACCTGCAAATGATTCTTTAACAAACAAAACATTAGGTGCTTGGTCAATTGATCCTACTACTTTTAATACACAAAACACGTATGTAGATATTCTTCTTTCAACTTATATTGATACGGGAACATATAATATTAGTTCTGGTACTGAACCTAATATCAATTTTTATATCTCAAATACATCTTGGAAAGAAGTTGGAGTTATTGGTTCTGAGTCAATTAGAACAGAAACTGGCACTATTGGTGATTATAAACTGGGAATTAACACTGTTGCCCGTTCTGCACAATCTGCTTATGCAACTGCATTTGTTTCTGTCGAAACATCACCAAGAGCAAACTTAGATCTTGTAGGCAATGCGTTTATTAGTGGTAAGAAAATCCTTAATTATCTTAATGAACCTGGAACAACAAAAACCGAAACTACTATTGATAATGCTTTCTTAGTTGGTGGTGATAGTGCAACACCAAACAATGCTGCTGTCTTTAGAATTGCGACTACAAATAGTGGTAGAGTTGGTATTAATGCTACAAACGCCCAACTTGATAAAGCATTTGTTGTTATTGGTCAAGCAAGAATCAGTGACAATGTTCTATTCCAAGGTGATTTAGAGGTTGATGGTGGTGATATTACAACTAGTGTAACCACAGGCGTATTTAATTTACTCACACAAAATACATTTACAGGAACTTTAAATCTTGCTAATTATACTGCAGCAATCAACATCGGTAATTCCATTACAAATGGTCAAACAATCAATGTTGGTACTAGTTCTTCTAATTCTATCATTAATATAGGCAATCCTGCCACTACATCATCTAATATTTCTAAAATTAATATTGGTGGGGCATATGGAAATAACGAATCGCAAAGTTATGTTTCAGTAAATACCAAATCTTTCAAAATTTCTGGTGATGTATTATTTGGTACACAGAGAGGTTTATCTGATTCTTTAACTATTGGTAGCACCGCTGGAACAGTTAATTTCTTTAACACTATAACATCAACTCTTAATTTTGGTAGTGCTGTATCAACCCTAGTGATGGGTGGACAAGGCGGAAGCACAAAAATTAGAAACTCATTAACGGTTAATGGATCCATTACTGCAAATTCAAACATTACTTTAAATGGTGGATTAGTTGGTCTTAATTTTAATGGTGTCAGATCTCAATTAGGATCTACTGTAACTGGACATACTGGATCCTTAACTCCTCCCACTACAAATAATGTAGATATAGTTTCAATTATTACTACCAATTCCAATCAAATTGATACTCCAGGTAATGGTGTTTGGGGATCAACTGCCACAAATGCAGATTATCAACAATCATTTGTCAGTGCTGGTATTACTCTGCCAGCATTGAGCGGAAATTATTATTATCTTCCACTTAAAAATTCTCCTACTGGTGCTAATAGTATTTCCGTAAATGATTTTCTATACATTAATAGTGCTCCTAGCACTAATAGATGGCCAGAGTTGGTTCAAGTTGATGAGTTATCTCAAATTTCTGGTTCTGGTCCATATTGGATTAGAGTTAAGAGAATACCACTTGGATCATTCTTACCAAAACCAAGTAATGGTCATTTAGATGATACTGTAATTTATAAAGCAGTCATTCAATTTAATTCTACTTGGATAACAACATCTATCAACACAACCGATACTGGTGTTTCTATCGCTGAAATCGGTGGTACTATTAATGTGGGGGATTACATCATTATTGATAGAATCAGTACTGATTCTAATGATGCTAACGGTTCGGAATCTGGTGAAGCTATTAAAATTAGCAGTAGTTCTGCACTTGTGCCTAAGAAATTTACAATTAATGATGGTGCAACTCCAACACCAGTTACATTCTTTAGTGTAGATTCTACTAATGGTAATACTATAATAGGTAATCCAAATGTAACTTCATCTAATGGAAACCTTAGTATTTACGGTGGTTTTACTCTTACTGGTGGTACGCCATCAGGATCTTCAGAATGTGAAAAATTAAAATTAACTGATACTTACGATACAACATTCCAAGTTAATACTTGCACTGGCGATACTATTATTGGTAATCAAGTTGCTAGAATTGAACTTGTTCCACTTGTTCTCAACAACAACGGAACCTCATCATATCTACCATCTATTAGTACTATACTTACAGATTATCAAAATTCTACTGATACTGTAGTTTATGCATATTCTGATGATCCAACTACAATTAATCCTAACGGACCATTAACAACAGTTTCTGGATCAATGACCCTTGCTTCTAGCTTGTATTCAACTTACTATCTACCAGTTCAAAGTATTTCTGGTTTTGCTAGTGGTGATTTAATACTTGTTGGTAATACAACTACAGGTGTATTTGAAATTATGCAACTGAGTGGCGATCCATTCTTAACTCCAGGAAGCATGATAGTTTATCGTGCTAAAGAAGGAACGGGTCAGATTACGGTTACTGCTGGACTTACTGTTAGAAAAATTGTTAAACATCCAGAATCTGCAAATCTAATTGATATTGCACAAAGAACTAGAACTGCCACCACATTATCGCCAACCACACCATTCTTATCCGCTATTCTTGATCTTGGATATATTGTTCAACAAAAAATTGATTATAATCAATATGTTAGATTGGTTAGAGGTAATTATTCTACAATCTTTAATGTTCCTAAAGGTGACGGCACTATACAATCGGGTAGATTATCGGGAACTAGACATTTACCTGGAATAGATGAAAATAGAAAAGATGGTGCTCTTCCATTCAGAAGAGGCAACCTAACATTAAACAATGATTTTAAAATGATTGGTGGTAGTTTGTCTATTACTGATTCAACAAATCGTTCAGAATTGTTTAGAATTTCTAATGATGATGGACACGCAGAGCATAGCGCAAGTATTGGATGGATAGCAGATGTTAGAGGAAGAGGCGACTTCTTCTTGTATGGCGCTGGTTGTCCAGAATCAGTTCTCATATCAACTGCTGGATATTCTCCAACTTTCTCTGTTGATAGCTTAGGAAATGCTAGAGTTCTTTTAACTCTTGGTGTTACTGGAGTAGCATCCGCAGCACCATCTGCTGGTATTTCTTCACTATCTATTGATAATTTGGGTGTAAATGGTGCGAATAAATTTACAATTAAACAAACTGGAGAAATTGATTCGTTTGGATATACTAGTTTCTATACTCCTAGTGGTGCTAGACATACCAGATATGTTTCTACTACTTCTACTGATGATGCTAAAATACTAAGTCCTAATATTGTTTATATGGTTAATGTTACGGCTCAAGATACTTTGATTTTAACACTACCAAGTAGTCCAAAAACTGGTGATACGGTTAAAATTGTTGAAGTTGGTGGTAATTTAAGTTACCAAACCACATTAGTTGTCAGAGCACCAGGAACAGCAGTTAAAGTACAAGGAGATTCTACTGGAACATTATTCGGTGGTAGATCTACTGCATATCCTTCGGGAGAATTGGTAGTACAAACACCAAATGCTGCATTTACTTTGGTTTATCTCGGAAGCACTGATAGCAATGGGCAAGTAGGAATTCCTTCTACTGTTCAAGGTTGGTGGTTGATGGAGGTTTGATTTGTGGCAAATTACAATAGAGTAAAAACTACTAATACTGCTCCTGTAGGCACCATAATACCATGGTGCGGGAGCAGTGTCAGTTCATCATTGAAAGATTCTATACCAAAAGGTTGGATGGTTTGTGATGGTAGACAATTGAAAGCAGCGGACTATCCACTTTTGGCTTTAACCATAGGTAATACATATGGACCATATCAAGAAATTGGACAAGATCCAGTTGGCATTATAAACTCTTATCCTAGTTATGATGGCGATGGGCAAAGAACAGGACACACTGATGTTTTTTCTTTGCCTAATTTTAGTCAAAGAGCATTGGTTGATATTGAGGCATCTTTACTTAATCCATTAGAAACTACGATTGTCGGTCCATATGTTTCGGAAAATGGATCTGGCGCCTCTCCACCTACATTTTCAACTAGTTATGTTAATATTAGTTTTCATACAGAACAATCAAATAATCTTGCTGGAAGATTAATTGGTGTATCTATTGGAAATCCATCTTATCTAGATACTTATTATACAATTCCTAGAAAATTGGGAATTGATCATACGCCAAGTCATACTCATGGCAGAAATATTGCTAGTGGAATTGAATATAATTCTGTGTCAATAGGAGCTGGATATGCTAGAGTATTTGAAGCTGGAAATTCATCAACACAATCGTCTTGGACAAGTGCTACTGCTTTGGGAAATAATGGCGCAACTTCTACTCCAGATACATTTTCAAGTCCATCTATTCCAATAACTTTTTATGATGAAGATGCATCATCTTTGGTTGAAACTAGTTCTTTTAAAACATTTGCTAATACTGCCACTCAAATTCCCATAACCGCTACACGAACAATATCTTCGTATGCTAATACGCAACCGTACACAGATAATGGCATCAGAATTCCTTCAACAGCACAAGAAGGTGTTACTGGTACAATCCCAGTTGCTGGCACATATCAATCTCTTAGAAATTATTATCTAGGTAGTTCAAATCAAACGTATGCCACTACTTTGCAGCATAATCAAGAATCATACAATAGTCCTTCTATGGCATCTCATAATCATGGCACAATAGATTTGGAAATGAATAAAGGTGGGTTGGGTTTAAGTTCTACCATATTATACAATAATGTTGGAACTGGCAGTGTGACCCCAGTAAATGTAGATAGGGCAATAAATATAAGTATAAATGCAAATACTCCGTCTCAAACTATTACTTATATAATAAAGGTATATTAATATAATGGCAGTATTTTACAACAAAGAAAAATCTAAATTAGGAACTTTAACTGGTTCTATTATTAGTTTTTCCACTAAATTAGAAACCAACGAACCAGTTGATAATAATAATAGAAGATTATTGCCAGCTGGATATGTTAGGTGTGACGGATCGGTTTATTCTGCCAACATTTATCCTTTATTGGCTGAAATATTGGGAACTGGTAATAGTTGTAAATTTAAAAAATCTACAACTACGTTAAGAGATGATCAATTTCAAGTTCCTGATTTATTAGTTAAACATATTAGAGCTTCCACTGGAGCAAACGTTGGCGATTTTAATGATTTATATTATCAAACAACAACTGGAACTACTTTAACAAAATCTGGAATTGGATTGGATGTTTTATCAAATATAGATCCCGTATATACTTTATCATACACTGGAAGTTTTTATCTTCCTTCTATAACAGTTGATTTGAGGGGGCAACCATCATTTACTAGAACTACTGGAGATTATACGGATTATATTGATGTGCCATATAATGCTATTATGCCACATGCCCATTTTAGTACTACTGTTAGAAGTAGAACCAAAAATTATGGCGGAGCAAATACTGCTTCTACTCAAAATAATTATGATAGAAGAACATCCACTTTAGATGTCTGTACGTGGTATAAAAATACATATCAGATACTTTGTCAGCATTCTGCAGAAACCCAAGCAAATTATCCAACAAGAACGTTTACTCGTTCTTTTCCAGGAAACACATCAAATGCTTGGAAATTTACTAATATGTGTTTGCAGTCATGTAAGTTTAATACAACTGATGGTGGTGCTTCTTGTTTAATCCCTACTAGTGCAGCAAGTTGCGATTCGTGTGTTTATAGTTTTCAATATCCAGCAGAATATACTAGCGGCAATTTTTCATCTGGTGCTAATCAACAAAATTTATGTGGTGGCCCTATCACATATACCTCCACTGGATATCTTAGTTGTTTTCCTTCTGGATTTTTTGGTGGATTAGTATCTGCTTGTAGTTATGCCGCACCAAGAGCATCAGATTTTGGTCCCAATCCAAATTTACAAACATTGGGTGGTAATTATTCTCTTAGCACAGTACCATTTGCTACTGGTTCTGCTACTTTGACTGGATTTATGGGATTAAGTAATATTAATACACAAACAACGGAGAATGGAAATGATGGAACTCACAGACACAGAGTGCCCTTAAATGCACAACCACATACATATCAAGTACAAACCCAAGCTCAAAGTTTTTCTGCTGAAGGATTAACCTCTACTATCACTGTAAGTACTTCGACAGAAAAGAAAGCAGATGATTATATTCAACCTTATGTAGTTGTAGAATATTTAATTAAGGTATAACATGGCAAATTACAGAAACAAATATCAAAATTTTTACTTAGATAAAAAGGGATCATATGTTCCTGTAGGATCTGTGTTGCCAGTTCTTGCTGATGTATATTCTAGAAATTCTGATCCTTCTAGTTGGGATCCTGGAATTGGATTGCGTAGTGCAGCACAATCTCCCCATTATTCTTATTTTGGATATCTATATTGTGATGGATCTTTGTATGATATTAGAGATTATCCAGGATTATATGAAATAATAGGCAATACTTATATGTTGTCGTCTGATGTTAAAAATGGATATTCACCTGCAAATGCTTCTTCTGGGGGAAGTATTCAAAGATCATTGTTTGATGGAAATGATTTTTATTTAGTTTTTTCCCAAGATCCAACATTAAGTTGGAATTCTAGAGACCCTTCCCATAATTTAATTAAAAGACCTTTCCCTTATGGAGCAGCACTATTAATTTCTAATTTGGGTAGTTTTCCAACAGGATTGCTGACAACTGCTACAACTTATAATTTAGTCGCTCCTACTACTACCAATATAAGCATTTCGTCAACTGAATATCTTTATAAAGTTGCTGGTGTTTCTGGGGCAAGTGTTAATAAAGCAACATATACTAGAACTTGGTCTTCGTTAGTTACATATCCATCATATAAAATAACAAAAAATTATAATTTAAATGATTTTCCATATATTATAGGGAAATTTAGAGTTCCAGATTATAGACAAAAAAAGTTGATTGGTTATTCAGAAAATGGAATTTCTGGTCCTGGATCTTCGACAATAGAATCTAGATCAAATGCAGGAGTTGGTACTACTGGTGGTAGATGGTATATTTCAACAAATACTATTTCTAATCCAAGTTTTTATGTAGTTGGAGACGTTAAAACTAGTGGATATTCTAGTATCAGTACCGTAGTATCTTCCAATTTAATTGGCAGTGTTCGTTTTACAATAGGTCCAGTTGAAGATTATGCTTTAGTTCGACCAATTACCCACTCACACATTTTATTAAATTGCGAGCCAAATCAAAGCACGGAATATGCAAAATCTTATACAGAAGTTGATAAATATTCTGTTGCTTATCAAAGCATTACTGGTAATATAATTGAATTCGTTCCAGGGCAATCACCTGCTTCTGTTAGACCAACAACAGCATCTGGAGTTAGTGATGTCGCACAAGACGGATCGCCATTAGCACATAGTCATGGTATAGTAGGAACTAGATTGAGTGCCATTTCTGTTTCTACATATGGAAATACAAATGGAATTGGTGAATTTGTAGTAACTAATGGACTAACAAATTATAGATCAACAGAAACACCAGCAATTCCTGTTCAAGGAAATTTGACATATAGTTCATTAACTGGATTTGTGTCAGTTAATACAGTATCTGCCCATGGATTGACTGCTGGTAACGTTATTAGTGTTTCTGGGGCAACGCCAGACGCATTTAATGGACAATTTACTGTATCTGCTGATGGACTATCTACAACATTTTTTAGATATGTACCTTTAACAGCTCCAAACCCAACAACATCTAGTGGAACAGTTATTTTACGCAGTGCTAATGGGTTTTTTCAAACTAGTGCAGTAACAGTAGCTCCTAGAATGTGGGTGGTAGATAATTCTACTGTTATTGGTGGCAAAGAAGTTATTATTGATAATCCTGCAGGATATGACGTAGTACAAGATAATACCATAACTACTGCTGGAACAACTACAATAACTTCTCCATCTTCATTTGCAAAAGTAGGTATAACATTAACTTCTTCTGGCGGCGGCGGTGCAAACAGCACAACTAATGGCACCGATGGTGGTGATACTACATATACTTTTACTTTGGATGGAATTGTTTACAGTATAAAGGTTACTGGTGGTCGTGGTGGATTTAGTAGTAATGCTGGTGGAGATTCGGGAAACATATATTATTCTGCTAATGGTGGCGCATATAGTACTTCAATTCCAGCATCATTATCGAGTAATACAAAATTTTCTCTGGTTGCATCAAATAGAGGAACAGCGGGAACAAGTGGATCTGGATATAGTCCAGGTCCAAATCTATCAGTTCCAGGTGGAACAATTGCAAACACACCTGCTGGAGCAGGAGGAGCAGGAACGTCATCTTTTGTTACTAATATTGTAACAAATTCTCCCGTTACATATACTACTGATCAAGCATCTTTTTCTTTGCCTTCTAATACCACATCAATTACTCTTACAATTGCTGGTGCTGGCGGTGGTGACGCATTTAGAACCACAACTGAAGGAAATGCTGGATGTGCTGCTAATGTTATTGGTGGTACTGGTGGTGCTGGCGCAGCAGTAACTGGTTCTCTTAAGTTATCTGCGCTTGGGTCGGGAACATTTAGTGTAATTATTGGTCAACCAGGCGCTAAAGGTGGTAATTTAAGTGATGGTAATCATTATGATGATGCTGGTAATTCTGCTGGTGGCCTTGGAGCAGGAAATGGTGGAAATAGTGGACAGGGTGCTTGGGGTAATGCTGGTTCTGGTGGTGGCGGTGGTGGCGCTACTGGATTATTTTTTGCTGGTACTCCCATTCTAGGCGCTGGTGGCGGCGGTGGTGGCGGTGGTTCTGGTGGTGGTTATAATGGTGCGGGAACAACTGACCCATGTTCAACTGGTGGACCTGGGCAACTTGGTTCAAAATATACTATTACATCTTATGCTGCCATGGATTTTGGTGTTGGATCAATTGGCGGAACTGCTGGATGTTCTGGTGGAGCAGGAGGCGGTGGAGGTGGCGGTGCTGGTAGCACTGCTTCTGGCGCTCCTGGCGGTGGCCCTGGTGGTCCTGCAGGTTTGGGACATACTTCTGATGGTGGCAATGGTGGAGCGGGTGGATTTATAGGTAGTAGTGCTTATAACCCAAATTATTGGGATGGAACACCAACATTATCACTCGCAAACAATCCAAATTCGGCGGGATATATTACTTATACTGCTACTGTTGATAATTCTTATTGGGGATCTGTTGGCGGTGGAGGCGGAGCAGGTGCTTCTGTCGAAATAAGAATTAGTGGCACAAATTTACAAAATAGTTTTACAACTGGTCCTATAAGTATTGGAAATGCTGGATCTGGAGCAAATACAGGAACCTTGGGATATGCTTCAATTCAATATTTTGCAGCAAATGGTGGAGGAACTACTACAGTTGGCACAACAACTGCTGCTGGAGTGTATTATGATTGTGATGCAAATGGAGTGCCAACATCTGCCTTGCATAATGATATTCCTTTGTTTTCTACTTCTACGCCAGATCAAGTCAATGTAGTTTCTCCTGGTACAGGAACGGGAAGTACCGATGGATTTACAATTCCTTCTGGTTCAACAAATCCATCTTGGAATGGTAAAGTTACAAAATATATTAAATTTGCTGGAACTGGTACTAGAACTTTAAATTGTTCAGCAATAAATTTATCTGCTGTTAATAAAATTAGATTTTCAGTTATTGTTGGTCAAGACACTAATGGCGGTGGAAAGCCAGCTCAAAATTTAGAATTATATTATCAATTATTGAATAATAATGCTGTAGTATTTTATGATATAATAACACCAAGTACCGTAACTTCTAATGGGTGGGCAACTTATGATATTAATATTTCACCAACTAGTCCACTTAGAGCTAATGGTACATCCTTGGTTTTGAAACAACCTAGACAAGATACTTTACCAGCAGACACTGATACCTATGGATTATCTTCTGTAACTATTTTTTATGACCCACAACAAGTTACTACATTTGTTTCTGCTGGCGGAACATTCCTTCCAGGAAATGCCAACAATACTGGGTTAGATACTGGTATCAATGAAGTTAGAAGAACAGTTAGTGCTATACAATCTGGAATTACTGTTAGTGATGGAACGTTTACTTTAAGTAGTTCCACTCCTGTTTCTACAACTGCATCAGCAACTCCAACAATCCCACTTCCATTAATAACTAGATACCATAAGGTTAAATATTTAATTAAAGCATTTTAAAATTATGAATGATAAACTGTTGATACCACTTGAGTTGATGGTGGGCAATTTTGATGATTTTATTGGTACATGGAATAATTTTGTTCCAAAAGCGTTGTGCGATGATATTATCGACACATTAGAGAAAGGATTAAAAAATTCTTCTCATCTCATTATGAGTGGCAGTAAACAATTTGAAAATAAAAAAATAGGTAGATATGATACTTCAGTAATGTTAAACGATATAGATAATGAATTGACAGGAAAAGTTAATGAATATTTAAATTGTTGTTTATTGCATTATATTGAAGAGTATTCTCAATTAAGTACAGTGCATTTAAGGTCTTATTACGTTAAGGCACAAAAAACAATGCCTGGTGGAGCATATCATGTCTGGCATTATGAAAATATGACATTTGAAACATCAAACAGAGAATTGGTTTGGGCAATTTATTTAAATGATATGCCAGATAATGAAGGAGAAACAGAATTTTTATATCAAAAAAGAAGAATTAACCCCACATGTGGAACTGTTATTATTTGGCCAGCTGGTTTAACACATGTGCATAGGGGATTAACGGTTTATACCAAAGATAAATACATATTAACTGGATGGTTTACCAAAACATAACGAGATAACAAAATGGATGATGAATTAAAATCAGCATTATATTTAAATGCTTCGCAAAGAACTATTACATATAAGCACAAAACTCAAACCATATCAGAATCTTTTTGGCAACAAAATTTTGTCAATGTTTTGTATCCATTTTGGGATTCTGATAGAGATAAATTGGAAGTTTTTTCCTATTCATCCACTGGGGAAATATTGGTAGTAAAAAATAAATATTGCAAAAATTTCAAAACTGGTGAGTTTTATTGGTCTTCATATCAATTTCCAGTTCAAGAAATTTCTAGTGAAGAAGTAGATGCTTTATATGAAAAATTAATCGAACTTTATATTCTTTTTGTTTCCTCGAATAATAATACATATAATGATCGATTAAGAGCAGCTTATATTGGACAATCGGTAGTAAATTGGAACAAAATTAGAATTTTGCGTAAATTTATGCTGGACGAAAGTGATTGGATTTTTCTTCCAGATTCGACTATTTCCGATGAAGAAAAAGAAATGTGGAAAACTTATAGACAAGTATTAAGAGATATTCCACAAGAGCAAAAAGATTATAATCCATATGAAATACTTTTTCCAATAAGTCCTGATATTTACAAAAAACGTGGATACAAACAACCATACTTATCGAAAGAAGCAGATGCTGAAACTAAAGATTATCAGTATTATCAATTAACGAATAATAATTTAGAAAATTATACTCAAAAAATATTAAATTATATTGCAGTTTCTGTTTCAACTTTCCCATTAGAAGATAAAGATATCAATGTGGTTTCTGCGCCAGAAAATACATTGGAAGAAATGATTAGATTTATTGAAGAAAATCATATGTCTAGTGATTGGGAAAAACCACAACCAATTAATTCTGAGGATAACTGATATGTTGATTTCTATGAATCCAATGAGAGTATATGATTTGTGTGCTCTTTATGCTAAATTGCAAAACAAATATATTGTGTGTATAGATAACACAAAATATCATTATCACCTCAGTGAAGAAGATAAAAAAGAAGTGAAAGATTATTATCTTGATATCATTTCGGAAACAGAATACGAAGAAATATTTGATAATGATTATACTTTTTATGAATTTACCACTCAAACATATGCTATAGAAAAATGTGCTGAATGGTTTCCAGTAAAATCTTTAGTTGATGAAAAATATTGGATATATGTTTATGTCGTAGCTCCAGATGGTACTGTGCCACACGATAATTCTTTTAGTGGAAGAAAAAATGAAGATTAAAACATATATTACATTAGATGGTAATACTTTATCTTTGCCGCTTGCTCAATTGAAAGAATTGTATTCTATTACTTCAGTTGAATCTGAATATGTTGTAGTTGGGCAAGATATAACAGAAGAATATTTTAATCAAAATATTGCAATAGATTGGAAAGAAAGTTTACCTTTTGTAGTTATAGATGGCGTGGCAATTGGTAGCTATAACTACGTTATTCGCAAATTCATTAGAGATGGGTTGATTTCGTCAAGTTTCTTCAAATCTGCCGAGGGGGCTTGACAAGCGGTTGACAGGGGTGCTACAGTAGCAAAGCACTGAACCCAAGACCCATGAAAGGCATCATTGATTACGGCGACGATGGCGTGATTCCGATGATTAACTCGGAAGAGGTTGAGAATGTTATCTCAGATATTCTCGACCATGTTGAAGCACGTTTCGAAATCCTTGATGGGCAAGATCGTCAAGCAGATATTCTGGCGCTCTGTGAAGAGTTCCACGAATGGGGTACTGCTAAAGCGGGCGACGTGGTTTCCTATTACACTGTTCCCAAATTTGAATAATCCTATATAAAATATAAAGGACAGAACGATGACCACTCCAAACTGGCAACATCACTCTAAAAAAGACGCCAAACGTACTCTTAAACCTCAGATGTTGCGTCAGGCAAAAGCTCGTAAACAGGCGCTCAAGCGTCAACTGGAGGTAATTAAATGACTCATTATGACCAACTGATTGATTCAATCGTTGATGAAATCTATTGGGTTTGGACTGAAATTTCTGATTGGGATAACGAAGAAACCCAACAAGATCTGAAAGAGACAGCACACCGCATTCTGCAGCATGTAGAAGAATTTCAAACTGTTCGCACTAATCTTAAACAATGGAGGGCAACTGATTGAGTTACCTATATCTTAAAGAACCAGCAGTTAAAACAACCCCAGAGAATGTCAAAAAGGCAAATGAAGCGTTGTTTTATTGCACAATGACACTTCCTGCTGCTGCTAAACACTGTGGCATGACACAAAAAGAAATGAAATTAACGTTCTTTGAGTATCTTAAATACCACCCACGCACCTATGTAAGCGAACCAAAACACAACGGTGATTGATTACGGTAACGAACGTCTCAATCAAATATATAGAGATACTTGGCCTAATTTAGGGTGGGCATTAATGGATAGAATCAAAGTAGGAGACACTGTAAAGTTCCTCGGATGTTCGCCAGAGCAGATTCAATGGGGTAGCAATGATGACCCCAATCCTGTATTATTTGTAGGCGACAAATATTATGTTGAGCATGTTCACATACACGCACAACATTCTAAAATAGAACTTAGAGGCATCAAAGGTAAATTTAACTCAGTATGTTTTGAGGTGAGCTATGACACACGAAGAAATGCTTGAAGAAGCAGCAAAAAGAGAAGCAGTCAACATTGCTAAAGAAGCAATCGAAGAGTATACACCAGCATTAGAAGAGCTTGCTAAAACTGAGCGACCATTCTATCGTTTCTTTGCGATTGAATACTTTGCTACTGGTGAGGGTATGTCTTACTGGTTAAAAGTATGCCGTAACTATGGTCTATACGATGGCAGAGATTACGACCTTGAAAGGTTTGCTAAGTTTGTTGGTGAAGGTGCTGACCATTATATGCATGGTCTAACATTCCCAACACAGGAAGAGTTTATGATTCAGTATGCTAATCTTATTCCTCCATATGTTGTGAAGATGATTGAACGTAGAGACCAACCAGCACTTGATTGGGAAACACACTTCTACTTTAACTATTCATAATGGAAGTCACAGAACATAATGTAGATGCTGATTTGAATCCTGCTGAGGTTCAAGCATTGATGGCACTTGTTAAGGTTGAAATGTTACAAGAAGACAACGATAGGTTTACTAAATTGTTTTATTCTAAAATCTATGGTAAACTGGTTGGTATGGCACATTTGTTTGATGTATTATGACTGACAAAGAACTATTCAACCCAGACGAGTTTTTGCTTGAGAATATCAAATCCTATCACTACGAGGTGATGGATGAAGGTGAGCATGTGTGGATGGCATTCTATATGGAAGATGGTCGCACAGGGCACTTGAATATTTTTCTGAATGATGGTAAGATTAACACACGCTATGAGGAATGGGATGAGATTTAAAGAAAGCAAATGGGATGACTTTATTGATGGATTCCACTACATCTGTGGTGCCCTAGAATCCTATAACGAAGGTGATAGATGGGGTTATGGTGAGTTTTGGGAAACCATCAATGTGGGTTGGTATAATGAATACATCTACCCATATGATGATTTGTATCATCCCCATCTGTCTGATGAGCGTGTATTGAGGTTAGGAAAATGAAACTCTTCAACTATTACCACTACGAAGATTACGGGCACGAATGGTATTACCAAGTGTTCTCATTCTATCCACATTTTGCATTAATGGATGTTGTTATTCAGTGGGATGAATACCCCGCCACTGAAATATTTCCAATGCTACTGATTAGCTTCGGTAGTCGCTCACTCACAGGATTCTCATTCCGCTGGAAGTGGTTTGAGATTCGCTGTGATTTTCTGACATCAGCACCACGCAACTTTGACAGATATCATCGGGGAGAATCATATCAGTAATGCTTATCAATCACCCCTTGACATCCGTGTTGAGGGGTGTTATATTACATACATCAACGAAAGACACGCCATGTCTAACAACAGTTCTTCGTCTTCTGGTGGCACCAGTTTCACTGGTCTGCTGACTATTCTGTTTATTGGTCTGAAACTGACTGGCCATGTTACTTGGTCTTGGTGGTGGGTATTGTCTCCTATTTGGATTCATGCTCTAATTGTGCTTGGTTTTATTGCTATTCTTCTTGTTATTGCTGCTATTGCCGAAGCTACCAAATGAGAAAAGTTGTAGTCAAACCTAAATCCAGCAAGGCAAAGAATCGTCTTGCTAACACAATGGAGGGCAACCCTGTTTGTATTGTAGAGCAGGATACTGGTGGTGAGTTGTTTCTTGCTTCCGAGAATCGTAAATACTTTATGTGGGTCAGCACTCGTACTGGCACAAATCGTTTTGGTGATAAAGCAGATGCTCACTGGGAGGTGATTGAATGAAACCTTATCTTTTAATTGCTGGATACAATTATTATCCTGCTCCTTTTACTGGTGATTGGGTTGGATGTTATGCTACTAAAGAAGAAGCAGAAGCAAAATGGAAGGAACTCGAACAAGAAGAGTATCCTTTAGAATGGCATGATGTTGTTGATTTGAGGGAATGGATGGAATGAAAGCTAAAACTCGTGTCATCTTAGAGATGGCGATTGAACAAGGTGTGCGTCGTGGTTATAGATTGGCACACAAACATGTTGAGAATCCCACCGAAAGTGCTATTACTGAGCGCATTGAGGATTGTGTGATGTCT